TCGGTTGCGTAGATCGACCCTTCATCTTGTGGCATTCCGCTTTCTGCTAAAATACTACCCGGGCAATTCATCCATTTGCTTGATCCACTTGCGCTTAATATTGCGTGTGCTGCCATGTATTCACTTCTCCATTCTTGTCTATTCAAAATCAATATTATTTTTAATTACAACTAAAAGCTGTTGACAATACTAATGGTAGTCAACTAAGGTGTCAACTCTTTAGATGTAAATTCACTATTTAGTTGTAATTAAGGAGATTTATACAATGTTGCATGTCAGTACCTACGCGCCAATCGTTCAGTCTGCACTGGATAACGTGGTTGTGCATTCAAGCTTAAAGAACGACAGCTCACTAGCTAGAACGCTAGATGTCACCAAGCAAGCTTTAAGTAAATGGCGAGTGTCCGGGTTGATTCCCGCTCATCGAGCGATGCAAATGGAGCTACTAACCCAAGGCAAAGTTAGTTGGAAAGAGCTTTGTCCTGACATCGTTGAAGACTTCAACCGAAAGGAGCCGGTCTATGCAATCAATAGATAAAGACCGACTCAAATATTATTTTTTTAAGTGGTCGGCAAATTTTCTGATGGGGACTAGTGGCGTATTGGTTTGGGTCAGCAAGCAAATAGACAAGGCTGAAATTGCGCTAATGACAAAGGCGTCAAGATATTTATAAAGGGTGGTAGTAATGGGGTTTTTACAGGAGTTTGGGCACAAGCTAGTCGATCAAGGCTACGAAATTGTGCCGATAATGAAGAACAAAAAGTCACCGATGCTGTCGGGCTGGCAAGACATTAGATCAACGCACGATGACGTTGACGCGTGGCTCTCTAATGGTCACCGCGATGGTGGCGTGGGCATTCTTTGTCGCAACACCATAGCGGTTGATATTGACTGCTACGATAAAGACAAAAACAAAAAGCTGGTGATGTGGTTAGAAGAGAATGTCGGCACTTCACCGGTGCGATATGGCAATTTCCCGAAGTGCATTCTACCTTACCGCGTTGAGTCTCGATTTAAGAAGATCAGAAGCTGTGAGTACGAGGACGCGATGTCTACAACTCACGCCGTTGAGGTGTTAGCCGACGGCCAACAGTTTGTAGCCTATGGAATGCACCCGACGACGCAAAAGCCTTATCGGTGGAATGCAAGTCGAGGTGGCATTGCCGATCACGCGCAAAACTCTCTACCTTTAATGACTAAAGAAAAGGCTGACGCGTTTATTGCCTATTTTGAATTATTAGCCGGTGAGGATACAAACTGGGAGCTTGCGCGGAAGGGCGTGTCTCCGATACAGGTAGACCCCGATGACATCACCATGCTGAAACCTAAAATGGATGTTGATGAGGAGGGTGTAAAAGAGTTACTTGCCTCAGTAGACCCCGACTCACATCACGACGAGTGGGTAAAGGTCGGTATGGCGTTACACCATCACTTCGATGGCGCTGACACGGGCTGGATCATATGGGATGAGTGGTCATCTGACAGTAGCAAGCACCGCGACGGTGAGTGTGAGCGTCGATACGCGACATTCGACACCAAAGGTCGAGTGCCAGTGACGATGGCGTCTGTTAAGCAGATGGAAAAGGCCGTTGTTAGTGAGCGTGTGGTTGAAGAGCGACTACCTCGAATGCTTAGAGAGTGGGCGTTTGTGCATGTCGAAGGCTCGGCGCGTGTTATCCGTGAGGATGTAGGCAAAGGGAACAGTATCGTCCTTTATAAGCTCGAAGACTTAAAGAAAGAACACATGAACTGCCGCGTCTTGTCAGGCGATGAGAAGCCCAAGCTTTTAAACCTTGTTGATATGTGGCTCGAGCATCCAGAGCGAAGAACCTATGCGGCTGGACTGTCATTTGCACCGGACATGGAGATTCTTGATCGTTATAACCTATGGCGCGGGTGGAGCTTTATTCAGGCGAAGGGTGATGTTGACCCGTGGTTAGACTTCATCACCACTGTAGTTGCTGATGGTAACCAGATACACGCTAATTACATCATTAGCTGGGCAGCTCAGATGGTGCAGCAACCTATGCAAAAAATAGGTGTGGGCTTAGTGCTTAGAGGCCGCAAAGGAACGGGAAAGACTAAGTTTGGTGAGCTGTTAGGTGGTCTGTTTAAAGCTCATCACAAGATTGTCAGCAGGGCAGAACACGTTACTGGGAACTTCAACCGACACCTTGAAGACACGTTACTGCTGCAAGCAGATGAAGCGTATTGGGCTGGGGCAAAAGCCTCCGAGGGTGCGCTTAAAGACTTACTGACTAACCCGGAGATCACCATTGAGCGCAAAGGCGTTGATGCGTATACCGCGCCAAATTACACGCGCATTCTATTTACGAGTAACGAGGAGTTCGTCGTCCCGGCTAGTCTGGATGAGCGTCGCTTTGCTGTATTTGACGTCGGTATTGAACGAAAGCAAGACTCTAAATATTTCTCTGAACTTGACCGTTGGTACAACACGGGCGGGGCGGGCGCATTGCTGGAGTACCTTAAAACCTTTGACCTATCCACTACCAATCTGAGGCTAGTGCCACAGACAGACGCGCTGCAAGACCAGAAGTTGGAGGCGCTGGACACTGTTGATCAGTGGCTATTCAACTGCCTAATGAGTGGTGAGCTGCGAGAAAGTAGGGTCGCTGGTAATTGCGTGATGTTTGGCAGTGAGTCACAGAAGTCTGAGGTGTATGACATCTATTGCTCAACCCTTAAAAGTAAGTACGAGTCTCCGATAAAAGAGGTGGGCTTTTGGCGCAAATTAAACAGTTACGCAAATATGTTTAAGCAGGGTAAATACGCTCGGATAGGTGAGAACCGTGTGCGGTTTATAAACATAGCGCCGTTAGAGTCAGCCCGCTTTATCTTTGATGCCAGTAACGGCCTAAAAGTTGATTGGGCAGAGTTCGATGAGAGCAAAGCCGAGGATGTTTTTGATGATGTTTGGGAGTCAGCCGATGGGTAAGGGAAGCAAACAACGCCCAACAGCGGCGTCTTTTTACGATAATTTTGACAGGATATTTGGAGATAAAAAAATGACGATGTATAGGTGCGACAAGTGTGGGGTGGTGGACGAGCGAGAGGTTCACGAGATAGTTGAGAAAAACTATGAGCCAATGGGCGATCAGCACGTTGAGCGCCTTGTTATTTATTTAGAGTGTGACCGGTGCGGCGGTGAGGATATTGAAGAGTTCAATCCGTTGTCTTGTGACACTTGTGACGATTAAAACCCCCTAGAGTTCGGCAATTCCCCTAGCTGATACTCTCTTTGCCTCTAAGCTTCACGGCTTAGGGGCTTTTTTTTACCTATAAATACAACCTGTAGTTGACGATACAACATATAAATGAGATAATGACTACGTCATCAAGGGGATGGCTTAATTAAATAACTAAATAAATAACTAAAGTGATGAGGAATATAGTGATGAAACTTAAGAAAACTAGATTAGAAAGAACATGTAGCCAATGTGATAAAACAATTAACAAGGGTGATATGTATGGTCAAAAGTCTAAAAGTTATCCAGTGTGGGAAACTTACTGGAGTGCCGACCAAAGACCTAAAGAGGAAATACCTGATTGGGCTTGGACTAAGGTTTATTTTTCTGACCTTTTTGATTGGTGTGAGAGTTGCGCCCAACCTGAAAAAGAGGTGGCGTAATGAACTTATTTGAACTGGATGAGCTGATCCATCAGCTAGAACGCAAGCAAAGCGACACCGATGAGATGCTCCAAATGTACTACCGCAAACGCGGTGAGCTTAGAGAAGTTGTCAAGGGACGCATCGCCGGGATCATGTCGGGCGTCAGTGTGTCCAATAATACAACCAATAGTGGTATACTTAACCAAGAGAGGTACTAAGATGGACGTTTTATTATCATTGTTATTTTTATTTGTAATGTGTTTCTGCGCTTCCGGGGCTTGGCTAATCGTTCAAGACAAGCAGCGCGACTTCCTGATGAGGAGAGAAATTGAAAATCGTCGATATAAACAGTAGTAAATCATCCGATGAGCCTGTAAGGGATATAACCTCTCAGGCTCTTCTGGATGCACTCTCAGACTTTGGCAGTTACGCCATGCATGAAAACATCAAAGCTTTTGCGGTCGTCGCTTTAGATGGTGACGGACAAGTGACCAACTCTTGGCACTCAGATGGCGTTCAGATAACAACGCTGTTAGGTGCCATTGAATTGATGCGTAACGACTTCATCAACGAATATATCTAACCACCCACCGCATAACTCTCATAGCCTTAAATCATTTAGTTGTGTCCTTACACAAAATTACAATGCACGCCCATTAACTTGTGAGGTGTGTAATGTTGTTTGTTTGTCTGTTTTGCGTTGTTTTTTTAGGATTGATAGCTGGGGATGATTTAAGGGTTTGAGGCGGTGAGGCGGTGAGGTTTTGAAGTGGTCAAGGATAGGCCAAAAGGTCAAGGTAAGGTCAAGGATAGAAAATGTTAACCTTGACCACCTTAAGTCATTGATTTTATTATATTTTATTACTTATTTTTACTCTTTTTCTTTAAAGGTCAAGGTAAATAGATATAAAGTCAGTAGGAAAAAAAAACCTAAAAATAGTGTTTTTAAATCCTGCTGGTTTTGTCGGATTTTACCTTGACCCTTGACCTTTTTTGTTAAAATGCTCTGAAACGTAGAGCCGGTGCGGGTTTGAGGTGGTCAAGGATAGAATTGAGAATTTGATCTATCCTTGACCTTGGAGCTAAAATGCTCTGAAACGTAGAGCCGGTGAGGCTTAGAGGTGGTCAAGGTAAACTGATTTAACCGCGACACCGCGACAAATTAACCGCGACAAATCGACCGCGACAAATCGACCGCGACAAATCGACCGCGACAAATCCTGCAGCCGAAAGTTCAGCTGCCGAAAGTTCATAATACATTAGTGATAAAAATGTAAGCGCCGGATCCGGTGACCCATAAAAAGACAAGATAGGCGCTCAGGTTAGATTTAAGGAATCGATCAAGTAATCGCATCAATTATCCTCCGACGGCTATTAAATTAGATTTGAAGTTATTGGAGCGCGACCCGTGTACCGTGATCGCTATGTTCTTGGTAACACCATCACATAAACCGCAATCAATGCACTGGATGCCTTTAGAGTCTGCTAGGCATTCTATTTCAGAGTCGTAAAGCGCATCACCAACCATCGCGACGCGGAAAGTTTTTGCGCCTTGTGCCTGATATTTTAACGCTTGTTTTGGTGAGTCGGCAGAGACCATGCAGAGAGACATAAAACGACTGTCGAAGTGCTTATGGTTCGCTTGATGAGTGTATCCAGTGTGCCCCGACCCCAGTAATGCAATCGATGATGCGACACCAAACGGAATTGCCGCGGGGTCACCATAAGCACCGAGCCTGATCATTCGACCGGCAAAGTGTCCCGCATGTTGATCAATATCAAAGGCCGGATAAATTCCGCGCTTATATCCTTTATATACCGCATTAGGTGCTTGACCAATATTTACATAACAAGCGCCTTTATTAAAATGTCGGTGCGGACAATTGCCACAGATTGAAACATCAGCGCCGACCTTGGAAGCTTCGACCGGATTAATATCCGTCCTAATTATCCAAGTTTGCACCATGTCGCCGGTCTTTTTATTACTGGTGCTCATCGTCGCAATAATGGCAATGGGTTCACCGTCTAACACACTGGCACCTTCCCACATTATAAACCCGCGAGTTTTTGACAACCCGACCGGCTTTGACTTGTTGGCTGATAAATATCTCATTGTTGTTGCCTCTACTTTTAGTTGTAAATAAGTACAAAAAAACGCCCTCGATTAAGGGCGCTTGATTTACTTACTCGTCATCTATCCTGTCTATATCCATTACTTCGGCGTCGCCGTCATCAACTGCCCCTACTAACGCTGAAAATTCTCGTTTTGCTGCGATTTCAGCAGCTTTTTGATTTTCAGATTGTATTGTTAAATGCCGTCCTACAATACCTGTAACGTGAACATTATAGGTTTTCATTCCTCATTTACTCCCTTATCAGTGTTAGTAATCTTGGCGGCCAGATTCCACGCCAACATTGCGCCATGCCATGCGGCTGCCTTCTCTGCGCCACTCATGGCCTCAATGATGTTCGTTAGTTCGTCCATGTCTTCCGGTGTGTGCCATAGGTTTACTGGGCTAATTGTCTTAATTGTCATGTTGTATTACCTCTATATATGAATGTATCACGATGGTCTCACATATACGTTGTATAGTCAACCTGAGGTTGTAATTAGGTCAACCAAACTCGACAACAGAGTATCGGACACACAACGAACTGTTGTAATGCGATATAATCGGCGTCATTCACGATCTAACGGGAGTTATTAAATTGTCCAACATCAAGCCTATTGATTTAGATAAGCTCTATGACCTAGCAAAGATAGGGCTATCGGAAGAACAGATAGCAATTAGCCTCGGCATATCAGTCTCGACAATTGCACGCCGCAAACGTGACGATGACACATTTAACGAGACCTTAAAGGCCGGCAAGCAAGCTGGCATATCGGCGGTTACTAATTCTTTGTTTGAATCCGCAACGGCTGACAAGCCCAACACGTCGGCGCAGATATTTTTCCTAAAGAACCGAGCTGCATGGCGGGATAGAACCGAAGTAGATACTAACATTGCTGGCGGTATTGAGGTTACTTACGACATAGATAACGCCTTACAAGCGCTAAAGGATGCGGGCGTTGACCCGTCCAGCCTCTAGGCTTATCTTATGACTGATAAGATTAATATGCCTATTAATCAATGGCTTACGGCTATATGGTACAGTCTTCGGCACAACAGCCGGTCAGGTTTTGCGGTTTTGAACCCGCTTCGCAAAATTGGGACTCCCGGCTGGGGCAGTACGCCCCCATATATATCGTTACATATAGGGCGCAAATAATGGCAAAAGCGTCTGAGAGAAAGACTTCAAAAAAACCGGCTTCAAAGCTCACCGCCTCACAAAAAAATAAGGCGGAAAAAATAGCGGAAGCAATTCGTATAGTAAAAGTTCACAAAGCTCAAAACCGTCTAGCTTATTTCCAGCCCTATGAGTGGCAAGAAGAATTTTACAAGGCTGGCAAGACCAATAAGCAGAGAATGCTTATGGCTGCAAACCGCGTAGGCAAAACGGCTTCTCAAGCAGCAGAGGTTGCATACCATCTCACCGGCTTATATCCAGATTGGTGGGAGGGGATACGGTTTAGCCGTCCCACTAAGATTTGGTGCTTAGGTGTTTCTGGTGAGCAGCTTCGCGATGTAATTGTAAAGGAGTTGATTGGCACTTATCTTGGTGAAGGTAAGTTCGATGGTTCAGGGCTAATACCTCAAAAGCTTATATTCCAAGTCACACCGGCTATGGGTACGCCAAGGTTGCCAAGAGATGTGGCTGTAAGGTATGCCAGTGGTAACACCTCCATTGTAAGTTTTAAATCCTACACTCAGGGACAGCATGTGCTTATGGGTTCGAGTCAGGATTATATCTGGATCGACGAGGAACCAACCGACACCGCAATATACCCACAATGTCTTACGCGAACAGCGACAGGTAATGACGGGAAGGGTGGTTACCTCGTCGGTACTTTAACGCCAGAGAATGGGATGACTGAGTTAGTGTCCCAGTTTATGGATCACCCAGCAAAAGGGCAGTATTTAAAAAATGTTACTTGGGAGGATGCGCCACACTTAGATAAGGAAGTGCGTGAGCAGCTATTGTCTGCCATTCCTGAGTACCAGAGGGATATGCGGAGTAAAGGTATTCCGGTTCTTGGTGAGGGCATGGTATTCCCCATAGCCGAAGAGGCTATTCAGTGTGAGCCGTTTGAGATTCCCGCGCACTTTAAAAAGCTGGCGGCGGTGGACTTTGGGATAACGCACCCAACAACTTGTGTGTGGACGGCCTATAACCCGGATAACGACACTATTTATGTGTATGACGCCTATAAGAAGGAGGGCGAGATACCCGCAGTACATGCCACGGTGATAAAGAGTCGCGGCAAGGACATCCCTGTAATCTATCCGCATGACGGTGACAACACTGAAAAGGGCAGCGGTCGCACTTTGGCGGAGTTGTATTTAGAGGCGGGGGTGTTGATGATCGGGCGGTTCACAAATCCTGATGGCACTAACTACGTTGAGCCGGGATTGATGGAGATGTTAGAAAGATTCAGAACTGGACGCTTACAGGTGTTCAGCAATTTGGCTCCGTGGTTTGAGGAGTTTCGGCGGTATCACCGTAAAAAAGGAAAGATACATAAAGAGCATGACGACCTTATGGACGCCACACGTTATGCATCAATTTCAGTTACACGGTTTGGGCAGAACAGGGCAGAGCGTGAACAAATGACAACAGGGCGAGGTAACCACACCAGTTATGAATATAGCTACTGAGATCGACGATCAAGAACTTTTAGCCACACTAGAAAATAGTATTAACGCCGCTGACTCATACGCTGAAAGCGAGATAGGACAGCAACGAGATAAAGGTCATAGATATTACTATGGGCAGCCCCTTGGGAATGAAAGAGCTGGGCGCTCACAGCACGTTTCCATGGACGTTTTTGACGCTGTAGAATCAGTAAAGAGCCTGATGATGGACTGCTTTACCGCTGACCGCAACGTGTGTCGGTTCGATCCGCAAACCGCAGAGGATTTTGTGCCAGCTAAGATGGCAACCGCACTAACTAACTATATTTTCTATAGAGAGAATAAAGGTTCTAAAATTCTTCACGATGTTATCCACGACGCACTGGTTGCTAAGACCGGTATCGTTAAGAGGTACTATAAAGATTATTACGAGTATGAAGAAGAGACCTTTGAAGGTTTAGACGAGGCTAGTTTCTCAATGCTTGCATCTGACCCTGCTGTCACGATTATGGAGATCGCTGAAGAGTCGATCATGGCGCAAGTACAAGACCCGCAAACCGGTGAGCCTGTAGCGATTCAACAGACAATGTACAGCGGAGAGATAGCTAGAAAGATAGACAAGTCAAAAGTGTGCGTTGAAGTCATACCACCAGAGGATTTTTTAATTACTCCGCGTGCAACGGATGAGGAAGATGCGGATTTCTGCTCTCACCGCACAAGCCGCACACGCGGTGAGCTTTTGAGTGAGGGATATGACCCAGAGGTTGTACAAAAGCTTGACGAAGACCGTGATCTACATGAAGACGGGTCACTTGGTCGCAGCTCCATAGATAGTCTTCGCAAAGACGATAGCTATGAGTCTGACAATGATCGTGAATATGTGACGATATACGAATCATATCTAAAAAAGTATCGATCAGACCTTAAAAAATGCGTTTATTTAAAGGTACTTCATAGCCGCAGAGCTTTACTGGACGTTGAGATGGTGAGCGAAAAGCCTTTTAGGTACTTCACGCCATTCCCACTACCTCACAGGTTCCACGGCATGAGCCTTGCCGATGTGTTGGTTGATATTCAGAAGACACAATCAAGCTTAAAGCGTGGCGTGGTAGATCACACGTTTATGACTAACACTTCACGGTTTGTGGCTAACTTATCCCTTGTTAAAAACCCACGGGATTTGCTTGATAATCGCGTTGGCGCTGTTATTGATGTTAATAGTCCTAATCCTGAAAGTGTAGTCCGTCCCATGCCTATGCCTAATCTGTCTGGCACAGTATTTCAGGCTATGGAGTCGTTAGAGACGGAAAAAGAATCACGCTCTGGCATGAGTCGTATGGCTAGAGGTATGGACTCTACGGTTGTAAGTAAGCAAAACAGCTCTGATTTAATTACTCAATTTATGAATGCTAGTAATCGTCGAATTATGGTTATGTGCAGAAATTTTGCTGAGAACTTTTTAAAGCCACTGATGTTTGATCTGTATAAGTTGGCTGTTGAGAATGAAAAGCAAGATAAGTTAGTTCAACTTGACGGGCAGTTTGTTCCGGTTAACCCTCAGTTTTTAGGTAATCGTACAGAGATGACTGTGGCTGTTGCGTTAACGCCTGAAGAGCAAGCTCAAGAAGCTCAGATGCTTTTAAGTTTGGATCAGCAGTTTACTATGAATCCACAAGACCCATCCCTTGGAGGAATGTACGGTGCGTCACAGCGACACGCTATGCTCAGTAGAGCTTTTGAGTTGTTAAATATTAAGTCAGCAGATATGTACCTATTTAATCCTAACAGTCCTGAGTTCCAGCAGATGCAACAGCAGCAGCAGCAAGCGCAGCAAGAGGCTGAATTAAAACAGCAGCAACAACTTGAGTTTAATGCAGATATTACCTCAAGACAGGTAAGCGTGATGGAGGGGCAGCTTGAGCTAGATGTTATGAAAGAGCAGCACAAGATGGTTCTTGACACTTATAAGCAAGAGCATGTTGAGGAAGAGAAAGACAGCCGACTACTAATGGATGTGGAGAAGCAAAACCACGACATGGAGATGAGCGAGAAAGAACTGGCTTTGGAAAAAGTTCAAAACAGAAACGTGAGCATAGGTTAAGCGATGAGTATTGATCAAAACGCACTTGAAGAGTTCGTTAAAAAAGCGGCTCAAAAAAAGTTCTCAAAGAAAAAGACGCGGAAACAAGCGTTCGACGATTTCCAGAAATGGAAAGAAGGCAAGGTAGATAAGGACACAACGCTACCAAGGCCACCCACGAGAATACGTTGAGTATTCTTTTAAACTAACCACATATGTGGAGTTACAAAATGACAAATGAAACCGTAATCGAAGACAATATGGGCGAAATGGCTGAACAGGCTGCATCCGCAAAACAAATGCTAGACAACAACAGTTTTAACGCAGCTTTTGACGCGTTAAACAGTAGTTTAGTGCAGCAGATTATAGCCACACCCCCGGAAGCAAGCGAAGAGCGTGAGCGTCTATATATGATGTTCAAGGCTGGTCAGATGTTTGTACAGCAGCTTGCTGGGTTAATTAACAACTACGAGTTGGCAAACCAACAAGAAGTAGAGTAAAATAGGAGTTAAGCGATGTCAGAAGAGCAAACCGCACCGGACTCACCTGAAGTCGATAATAGCGACATTATCTCAAGACTTACGGCTGTACTGGAGTCAGACGACCAAACCGAAGAGCCTAGTAACGAGGAAGATGTAGTCGAGGAGACTACTGACGAAGTAATCGAAGAGGATCAGGAACTTGAGCAAGAAGACGAGTTATCAGAGGAGGTCGATGAAGAAGACCCAACCGACGAAGACGCGGAAGAAAGCGAAAAAGAACCTGAGTTAATAACTGAGGGCACGATCGAGGTAGATGGCGAGAAGCTATCTGTCGAAGAGATCAAACTGGGTTATTTACGCCAAGGCGATTACACCAAGAAGACGCAAGCTGTTGCCGAACAGCGTAAGGTTGCTGAAGAACAAACGCAGTCTTACGAATCCACATTGAGCGCCCTCTTGACTGCTGCTGGAGCAGACCTTACACGCTTTGAAGGCGTGAACTGGGAACAGGCAGCAGTAGATA